TTATTATCAATCCCCTTCATCTTGTTAGCGACTTCACTGGTCAGGTTATTAGCGGCGCTAACCAACGCGCTGATTTGGGTTTCTAGGCTCATGTGGCCTCCTGTTCGTTGGTGGTGCTGTTTTGAATAGTGGCGGCGCCTTGGGTGAAGGCGTCGGTTAGGGCGGTGAGGGCTTCGCCGAACTGGGTTTCCATTTCACTGACCTGGGCCTTGGTGGCTTTCTTGGCCAGCTCTTCAGTGATGGTGGTAGCGAAGTTGGGGTTGTTGCCCAGGGCTTCGGCCAGCTCGGCGAGGGTGTCCAGGGTTTCCGGCGCGCTGCCGATCAGCGCTTGAACACGCTCGTCAATTTGCGCCGTGGTGGGCACGTCTGCCTTATTCGCCTTGTTGCGCAGCTTGCCGTCGATCACCCCCAGGGTGTGGGTGACGGCTTGGCGCAGGGCGATGAGGTTTTCATCAAAGCTCATTTTGTGGCGTCCTCCTGGGCGGCGATCATGCCGCCGTGGTAGCTAATGGCGTCGGTGAGCGCGGCCATCATGCTGCCGAGCTGCTGGATGGCGTGGCGGGCTTCCTCCACTTGGGCAAGGATCTCTGGCGAGAGGGTGCCGGGCGGGCCTTGGGTGCCGTGGCTGATGACCTGAAAACGCTGCGGTGCGGGCAGGTGAACAGTGACCGAGCGCGCGGGCATGGTGACGGTTAAGCGGGTGGCATTAGCCATGGATCACCCCCGGGGTTAGCTGAAAGTGGCCGCGCAGCAGGCTGTACACATCGCCGGACGGGAACGTGATGCGCAGCTCGTAACGGGCGCCCGACCACTCCGGCGATACGGCGCCCGCTGTTTGCTCGGGGCGGATATGCACGTTGATGCCGCCTTCGCTGGGTACCAGCTCGATACCGTTGCCGGTTTCACAGCTAAGCAGCGCCGTGCCTTGAGTCGTGGCCACCACGAACGTGGCTTCGCAGCCGGTGAGATCCACCGGGGGCGCGGCCGCGTCTTCACTGGCCCACGCCGCGCTAAAGCGGTAGGTGGTACCGGCGACCATGGAGAGCGTGGGGGCCTGGGTGCTCATGGGCGTTTCTCTAACTCATTAACGCGGAACAGCAGATCCACCTGCCGGGCCATGTTGTCGACGATGGCGGCCGCGTTGGCGGTGTACTGCTCGCCCCAAGCGGCCAGGGAAAGATTGGCGCCGGTGCCTTCCACGGTGACGGATTCGGCGGGCAGGGCGTCCAGGCGTAAATCGAACGCCAGCAGCAGCGGTACCGCGTTGGAGATGTAGGCCAGCGGCTTGGAATCAGACCAGACGGCTAGCAGGGTGCCGTCTTCCAGAAAGAACCCCACTTCATGCACCCAGAACTCGGGGCCATCGCCATCCACCACGCCGGTGAGGTGGATTTGGTGGGGGCTGACGCGTTGACCATCGGCGATGCTGACGCGCCTGCGTTCGTTGACCAGCGTGAATTCGTTCTTGCTGGGATTGCGGGCATTGTCACCGATGGCGATATGCGTAATACGCGCGGCTAGGCCATCGCTCTCGGCATTGAATACGGCGGCGAGGCCCGCCGTGGTAATAACGGGTACGAGCGCTGTCATGTGGTGCTCTCCATGGTGTGATGAGTAACGGCAAATCCGCGGCAGGCACCGGCGACTAACAGCGAAGCCGCCGGGAGGTTAGCTTGGGCCACAGCATCGGGCAGGTCGGTATCGGGTGCGTTGGCCATAAGCCGACGCGTGACGGCCAGCCCGCGATAGGCACCGGCGACTAACAGCGAAGCCGCCGGGAGGTTGGCTTGGGCCACAGAATCAGGCAGGTCGGTATCGGGTGCGTTGGCCATGAGCCGACGAGTAACGGCCAGCCCGCGATAGGCACTGATAATGGCGAGCCATGCCGGTGACAGCGTGGCGTCCGCCGTTGCCTGAGCCGCGCGGCGAGTAAATCCACCGGCCTGATGTGTTGCTGTCACGGCCACGTTGGCGGCGATCTCAAGTGGCGGTTGGGTCGGGCGGGCATCGTTGCGCGCTACCCCCGCCGCCCGTTGGGCGCTGGCCACGCCAATGTGGTTGGGGCCGAACTGGGCGGAAAGGTCAAAATCGTAGTGACTGCGCAGGTTCTTGGCGCTTTGAATGGCGTGGTGAATCTGCTGGTAAAACGTGCCGCTGAGCTGGTCGGCTACTTCGCGGTTGTCGTTCAGGTGCAGGCGCGCACGGAAGGTGCCGGGGCGGGTCGTGGGCTGCTGCTCAAACCATTCGGTGAGCGTGACCTTGATGCCCATGGCGGCCAGGGCTTTTTCCACCGCCAGCCGGGTGCCTTTGATGCGGTGCACGGCAAAACTTTCGGCGATCACGGTGCGCTTGGTGGCCTCTGGCCAGTCGGCTTCCCAGACATCCACCGAAAATGCCCAAGCCAGGAACGGCAGCAGTTCCGCCGGGCAGGTGGCCGGGTTCCACAAGGTGCGTAGCGGTACCGGCAGGGCCAGCGGGTGCGAGGCGGCAACGCGGGCTTCCAGTGGGCTGCGGTTGGGCGGTAGCAGGTGGATCATGGCAGCCGCTCCGTGGTGATGTGAATCCCGGTGCAGCGGGGTGCCTGGTGGGGCTGGCTGCGAAGATCCTGCCAACTGTGGAGGGTGACGTTTTCGACGCCTTGCACGGTGAGCGCGGCGCTAATGCCGGAACGGGTCACCCAGGTGCCTAGCTTGTAGCGGGCGTCGGTGTAGGTGTTTAGCTCCCGGCGGGCTTCCTCGATCACCAGCTCCGCATCCGGGCCGGGGCGCAGGGTCAGCGTGGCGTTGATGGTGTAGTCGACCCGGTCGGCGGGCTGCAGGGTGAGCCGGTCGGTCAGCGGCCGGAAGGGTTCCAGGTAGTCGCGCACCGTGGCGAGCAGTTCAGGTGTGGCGATGCCGTCGTTTTTACGTGATAGCACGGTGAGCACCACGTCCACTGGCTCGGGGCTTTCTACTGCCACATCGCGCACATCTGGGTGGGCGGCCGCGGCGTGGAATTGGTAAGCGCCTACCGGCCCGGCAACGGATAGCCCTTCGAAGGCGAGCTGAATACGGGCGCGAAAGTCGCGGTCGTGTTCGTAGGTGGGCGGTACCGGCGGCACGGCGTTGGGGTCGCCGGGGTCGAGCATTAAGCGGGTGACTTGGAAATTAGCGCCTAGCTGGTCGAGATCCCCACCGGCGGCGTAGGCAAGCATGACGGCGCGGGCGGCGTCGTTAATGCGTTCGCGCAGTAGCAGTTCGCGGTAGGCGTTTTCCTGCAGCAGCTTGGTGAGCGGTTCGCTTTCAAGCGCGAGTGTGGCCGCGAGATCGTCGCGCTCATCAATGGGCGTGAGTTCGATTAGTCGCGCCTTTCGCTCACTGAGCAGCGCTTCAAAATCCAGCGGCTCGATCACATCCGGCGGGGTGATCTGGGAGAGGTCAATGGGCGTGCTCATGTAAACGGCACCTCGACATGGAAGCGCTGGCCGTCGTGGGTTTGGGCGTCGATCTCCAACATGGCGCGGCCGTGCTGGCTGGCATCCACTTGGCGGTTGACGCGCAGCACGCGCACTCTTGGCTCCCAGCGGGTAATGGCCATCACGCTGGCGGCGTAGGCTTGTAAAAGCGTGGTGTCGTTAAGCGGCTGGTCGATGAGTTCTGGCAGCAAGGAGCCGTACTCCCGGCGCATCACGCGGGTGCCAATCGGCGTGGTGAGAATGTCGCGGATGCTTTGCTGGATATGGGCCAGCCCGCTAACCACGTGGCCGTTGGATGTGCGCATGCCTGCCATGGTCAGCCCCCTACAAACACATTGGGTGAGCCGGTGGCCACCAGCGAACCGCAAGCGACTGGGTCACCGACACGCCCCTTGGGGCGGCCGTTGACGAATACTGTTTTGGAGCCCGCTGCTAAGACGGATTCATGGGAGCAGTGGCGCGCCCAGGCATCGGCCACGCGGTGGCTGGGGATGCGGTTCACAAACACATTGGGCGATCCTGATACCGACGGCCGTGGGGAGCATGAGCCGTGGCCGGTACATATATCGCCTAGACGGGTAGCAGCGGGCATGGTGTTCTCCTATAGCGGCGTGGGGGCCGCCATTTCCTGGCGCACGTTGTCGAGTTGGTCTGACTGTTTGAGCGCGTTAATCATGGCGGCGCGGCTGAGGCCGCCGTCGCCTTTCGTGATGGGGCGCGTGAATATGCCCAGCTGCTCTTGGCTGGCCCGCTGCCGGATGTGCTCAATGGCCTGGGCAATGGCGTGTTGGCTGGTGGCCAGTGAATTGCCGTCTGCTTGCTCACCGGCATAGAGCGCCTCACGAATCAGCGTGAGTTCGTCGCGGATCTGCTCGCCGACGGCGATCATTTGCGCGAAGTCTTCGGTGTAGTCGATAGCGTTTTCATCGCTGGTTTTAACGCCCATGTGATAGCTCCCTGGCTTTTACAGACTTAGTTCTCATAAATATTGCGGCCCTTGAGGTGCATATCGCCGCTGGCGGTAATGCGGATCTCGCCGGTGGCGTTGATGGTGATGTCGCCAGGAATGTCGACCTTCAAATGATGCTCAACGTGGTGGTAATCGATCACCGCGCCGTCAGGCATCACCGCGTGGAAGTGGTCGCCGTTATCGCTGGGAGCCGGGTGCAGGTCACGAAACAAGCCGGTCAGTACCACGGCGGCACCTAGATCCCCACCGGGGGAAATAACGATGACTTGTTCATCGACCGTTGGCGGGCACCAGGTGCGTGTGGTGCCTGCGCGGGTTTCGATCCAGCGCAGCCAACCGGTTTTCATATCGCCAATATCGACCCGCACGCGCGGCGGTTGCACAGGTTCGACGTTAGGGTTGCCGTGATCGACTTCGGCGATGGTGCCGAAGCGGATCAGGTTCTCAATGAGGCGTTTAATTTCGGCGACGTTGTTCATGCCGCCATGCTGCGATGACTACGTGCAGAAGGGTAGCGGTGGGCGTTGTGCCAACTGGCTAGGACAAGTGACGGTTAGCGGCCGGGCGGTGAAAGGTGGTTTAGCACGCTGTCGGCGGTGCGTTCACGGTCTGCGGGTGTGATCCCCACCAGCTCACGCCGGGCGTATTGGTGTTGCGGGCCGCCTTTCTCGACGCGGTCGCGCAGGCCGTAGTGATGCACGCGGGCGATGCGGTTGATGCGGCCAAGGAAACCCACTTCGGCGGTGTCTGCGGTGGTTTTGATGCGCAGGTATTTGGCGGTGCGTAACTTGCTGAACATCGCTTTTCGGCGGATGCGGCCGCTTCGCCCGCGTATTTCTGAGCGTGGCTCGTAAGGCGTGCCGTCGGGGTTGGTTTGGGCTTTGATGCGCTCGCGGTTGGCGATGCGTAGATCCTGTGCGACTTCCCGGGCCAGCACGCGGCGCTCTTTGGGGCTGAGCTTGTTGATTAGCGGTGTTAGCCAGCTTTCTAGCTGCTGGAGGTCGTCACTCATTCGCCGCCGCCTGGGCTTTGCCATTCGCTCTTCAGCACATGTTCTGCATCGCTTGGGCCTTTAACGAATAACTTCCAATCCTTAGAAGGGCAGGCGTCCACCGGGTATTCAGGCATGCGGTGTTCGGCGTTGATGTCGCCGGTTTGGCAATCCACTTTGGCGACGACGCGTTCGGTGAGGCGGACGGTTAAGGCGAGATCCCAATGGGTGTTGTTGAGTATCTCGGCCTCAATCTGAACGGCTTCATCTTCGACTAAATCGGGCTGGTAACTGTTGAGCCACTGCAGTAGCGGAACCATCACCGTGTCGAGGCTGCCGCTGTAGTCGGTAATGATGATTTGGGCATCGACCGTGTATTGGTGGCTTAGGTTGGTACCGCGCGCAAACTTGATCTTGCCGTCATTGACGAAGGTATGGAGCTGCTCGGGGTTGCGCTTTAGTTCTGGGATTGAGGCGAGCAGGTGTTGGCGTAGGGACTGGAGTTTGATCATTGCGGTGCTTCGCTGTGGCAAAGGATGATGGCATCCACTTCGGCGGCGCACTGTGCCCAGGCGGCTTCGGTGCTTTCCAACTGCAGGTGCAGTTCGCCGTTGGTTTGCGGGTTACTCGCTGGCAGGCTGCAGGGGCTCGGCGTCGCGCAGCGATTGATAGTAATCACTGGCACCGGTGACGGCGGGGCGCTTGCGCAGGCGGATAACAGCGCTAGGCAGGCGAGTGTTGGCCCAATTGCGTAGCGTGGCGTTTTCACGGTGGAGTTCCTCAATAGTGGCCAGGCGGTTGGCGGCGGTTTGGTTAAGCGCGGCCTGCTGCTCTGCCAGGGCGCGGCGTTGGGCTTCCAGGCGGCGGGCGTTCTCCCAAAGCGCGTCGATAATCACCAGGCTTTTCTGTTCCCGGTAGTGAGATTCAGCCAGCTGCTGTTCGGCCAATTCGGCGCGGGCGTCCGCGGCGGTGCTGCGCTGCCAAAGCGCCCAGGTGACCAGCACCACCAGCAGCAAAATGGCCAGGGCGGCGAGCAGGCGGTTCATGGGGTGGGCTCCTCTTTAATGCCTTCCAGGCACAATTCGCGTTCCGTGGCGCGGCGCTTGACCAGGCCGTTTAGCTTTCTGCCACCGGCGTATACCCAGCGGCTTAGCTCGTGGCAGGCGCCACGTAGATCCCCGGCGTTGAGTTTGCGCAGCAGGGTGGAGCGGGCAAAGGCGCCTTCCCCCACGTTGTAAACAAACGAGGCGAGCGCGGCCTGGGTGGGTGGCGGAAGATCCACCTGGGCGCGTCGATCCACGGCTGCAAAGGCGTGGCCAAGATCCGCCTGCAGAAGCTGAGTGCAGCGTTCCTGGCTAAGCGTTTGCCCCATGCGCGCCGTGGCGGTGTGGCCATAGCAAATAGTGGCTACACCGACCGGGTCGCGGTAGGCAGTGGGCTGGTAGCCTTCGTAGTAGGAGACCACGGCGGTCGCAAGGCTGAGCGCCCCGGCGGTGGCACCAATGGCCATGCGGCGTTTAAGACTCACGGCGGCGCTCCACTAGGTAGTTACGGATGCGTTTTAAGTAGCGCGGCAGCAGCAGGCCGATTTGCAGCGCGAGATAGAGCAGCGTGAGTACCGTGACCCAGTCGGCGGGCGTCATGCCGCCCATATGCAGAAGGGAGACGATGGCCGGCGGGGCGACTTTGACGCTCTCGGTGGTGATTTCATACGGGTGGCTCATGGTCGCTTAGTTCCAAAGCTGGATGGGCGGTTGGGTGGTGTCGCGTGCGTCCGGTGGCGGGGGCAGCGTGACCGGCGTGCCTTCGCGCAGTACTGGCCCCTGGGTGACCAGGTGCGGGTTTAGCTGTAGCGCCTGCTCGGTGATATCGGCGGTTTTGCCGTATACGCGGTAAAGCAGGGCGTCCAGCGTTTCACCCTGGTGGGCGTACACGGTGCGCTTCATATCAGCTCGACCGTGGTGTGGCTGCGGCCGACGAGCTCAGCGATGGCCCAGCGGGCATCCGCGCGGTAGTCGTCGGCGGCTAAATCCTTTGCCTCTCCGCGTTCGTCGCCTTTGCCGGTGGCGGAGGCGTCGCGGTAGCGCTCTAAAAGATCCGCCTGGGCCTGGGCGTAAACCGCGCGCAGGTAGAGCAGTTGGATATCCCCTGGGCTTTGCCAGGGTTCCGGCGGTATGGCATCACAGGCCATGCGGCCAGCTTGTTGGTGCGCGTGCTGGTAGTTGGCCAACTGGCGGTTAACGTCGGCCACGGCGGCGCGCAGCGATTGGCGGATGCGCGGCGGCGTGACCTTGAACACGCGCTCCTCTTCGCGGAATGCGTTGGGGTCGATATCCGGCCAGAAGCCGTTGTTGGTGATGACTTCCAACTGATCATCAGCCGGTGCGCTGTTGTGGGTGGTGCTGTTTGGAAACATGATGGCCACCTGTTAGACCGACAGGGTTAAGAAGGGGGTGGACCGCTTCGCGCGAGGCTAAAAGCCCTTGCTGGGCGGTGCCCCCTTGCCGTCGGGGTGCGACTCGGTTGGTGTCAGGCCTTGGCCTGGCCACCCTGTTTTTTGAGTTGGCTTTCCAGCCGTTGGATGTCTTGCTTGACGCCAATACGTTCATCCAGCGCTAACGCGGCCTTGAGTTGATCAAGCGCGCCTTCAGTATCTTCGGCGGCGCGCAGGGCGTAGCCGTAGGTCTTGTGCAGCTTGGCTTTGATCTCATCGTGCATATCGTGGTTATCCACGATGGCGGCGGCGCGGGCCATGACGTTGGCGAGGGCATCGGCGTCGGCATCTTCCTTGGCCAGGGCGCTTTTGACGCCTTCGGCGATCTCTTCGGCCAGGATGCTGACAGTGTCCCGGGCGTAGCGGTCGGGTGTGTCGATGTTGTGCTTCACGGCATAGGCTCCAATGGCGAGCGCTTTTTCAAAATCGCCCACGTCGATGCACCAGACCATCATGGTCATGAGCACGTCGTCTTTGGCGCCGTTGCCTTCGCTTAATACGCCTTCCACATAGGGCAGAAAGTCGGGCAGCAGCTCGCGCTTTTTCTCGATTTTGGCTTGGATCGATTTGATGCTTTTCAGCGTGCGCGTGGCGTCATAGAGCGCAGCGGCGTGGAGCTCGTACTGCTCGCCTGCCTGCTGCTGGCCTGGGGTGGCAGCGCCCGCCGCTTTCGCGGCGGTCACTTGCTCGTAGTGTTTACGGGCTGGGCTTTTCATCGGTTCCCCTTATTCGGCTTCTGTCAGTTCGATGTTTTCAACCAGGCAGCCGAAGCCGTAGTCCTCAACCACGTAGGCGTCGTTGCTGGATTCGTAGTTTTCGATGCGGTTGCGCTTGGGGTTGTCGATGACATGACGGCGGCGGCTGCCCAACTGCCAGTAGAGCGAGAGGTTGGCCAGGGAGGTAATCAGCAGGGAGCCGTCGGGCACGAAGGGGGCGCGGACGGCTTGCAGGCCACCGACGCGCTTTTGGCTGACCATCATGTCTAGGTCGCGGGCTTCGCTGGGCGTTTCGGCGTACTGCTGAATCATCGGGAAGTATTTATCGGCCAGCATTTTGCGGCCCATGATGGCCACCAGGGCGGTGTCTTCCCGGAACCAGGGGTCGATCATTTCGCTCACCGCATCGAATACCAGGGCGTCGAGGTTTTTGTAGTCGCCCGCCGGGCCAACGGCGACTTTGCCCGCCGTGGCGCCGCCGGTGAGTACGCGGGCGGGGGCGTGAGTGCGGTAGTGGTGCAGCCAGCCTTTGTTGACGTCTTCCAGCATCGGGTGGGTAGTGCGGTCGGTTTCCACGGCGGCACTGGTGCCGTTAAAGCCGATCATGATGCGATCCAACGCCTGGCGTTTGATGATGGCGTTGCGGATGCGCGCCTGAAAATCTGGGAAGCGCGACCAGGCGTCCAGCTGTGCCCAGCGAATGTGGGTATCAAATTCGGTGCTGACACATTCGTAAGTGGTATCGCTTAGCTCGGTGACATCGCGGGTACTGCGGTCTTTTTCATCGACGTTGGTGCGACCGGCGATGGGGCCGGAGACGCCCAGGCCGACTTTCTGGCCTTTGATCTCATCCACGCCAATGACGTTGATTTGACCTAGGAAGGCGCTGGATTCCTGCATCTTGCTCTCCAGCGTTTGCTGTACGCTGGGCTCGACGTTGAACTGTTCGCCGGTGTTGTCGACGCCGTTTAGCTGGGCTAACCGAGTTTTGAAGGCGTTAAAGGCTTTACGGGTATCGTTGCGCATTGGGTTTCCTTGAGGTGGTGGCGTTGTCGGGTGCGGCCCGCGCTTAGCAGTCGGTTAGCTGGGCCTCGCCGCCGGTGGCGGGGGCACGGCGTGAGGTGTCCGGCGTGTTATCAAGCTGGGTGTATAGCTCGTCAAAACGCTTTTTCAGGTCGTCGTGGGCGGTTTGCAGCTGGCTGAACTGGTCGGCGGTGGGGCGGGTTTCCAGTTCGTCGGCTAGGGCGTTGTAGTGCTCGGCGACCACTTCCAAGGTGCCTTCCAGTTCGGTACGGAAGGTTTCAAAGCCTTTGGCGGTTTTGGTGTCCTGGCGGCTGAACAGCGCGGCGATCTTGGCTTTCAATCCTTCGGCGGCGGGTGGTTTCTCTTCGCTGAAGTCGAGTTCGATTTCTACCGCTTCGGTGAACACGTTTTCGGCGTGCTGCTTGCGGCTGGCCAGTGGCGAGGCATCGCCCGCTTCGCGGCTGAACTTGATCATCTCGGTACCCAGCGAGGCGGGGGAGTCGGTGACCGCCAGGCCTTCCAGGTAGGCTTCGCCGGTGTCGCCAAACTTGGGGTTGACCTCAATGGAGCTGTAGACCTTTTGGCGCTTTTTGTTGATGGCCTTGAGTTCGTCGGTGGGATCGATCTCGGCGAACAGGGCCAGCTTGCCGTCTTCGACTTCGCGGGCTTCTACCGAGAGCACATCGCCGAGGGCGTTAAAAACGCTGTCGGCGGTCATGCCGCGAATGTGTTCCATCCAGACGCGGGCGCCGTACTTATTGGGGTCGTAGTTGGCGGCCATCTGCTCGATCCATTCGCGCTGGATCTCGCGGCCGTCGGTGGTTGCGCCTTCGGTGGCGACGCGGAATTTTTTAGTTTTTCCAGACATGTTGGGCTTCCTGAGCGGGGCGGCGGTTGATGTGCGCTCAGGTTCCGCGTGTAAGCGTTTTGGCTCAACGGTTGCGCGTTGTGCGGGCGGGCTAGCACAAGGCGCGGCAGGCGTGGGCTTCGCGCGCGGCGGGTACGCTGGCGACATGACGACGACAGCCCCCATCGAACTTAAAGAATCCCCACGTATGGCTGCCCGCCACCTGTATTGGCAGGGGTGGCGGGTTTCCCATATTTCCAAGCTGATTGGTGAGAAGCCCGCCACCATTCACAGCTGGAAGGCGCGCGACCGTTGGGATGATCTAACGCCCACCGAGCGGGTAGAGCACTCGCTTGAAGCGCGCATGGTGCAGCTCATCACCAAGCCAAAAAAAGAGCCGGTCGATTACAAGGAAATTGACTTGCTGGGTCGGCAGATTGAGCGGCTGGCCAGGATTCGCAAGTATCACGACACCGGCAACGAGGCGGATCTAAATCCCAATATCGAGCGCCGTAATGCCGGGCCGAAGAAGAAGCCCCGGCGCAATGCCTTGGAAGAAGAGCAGGTCGAGGCTCTGGATGCGGCGTTTCTGGAATCGCTGTTTGAATACCAGGCGGTGTGGTTGGAAGCGGGCCAGAAGCACCGCATCCGTAACATTCTCAAAAGCCGCCAGATTGGGGCCACCTGGTACTTCGCCCGGGAAGCGATCGTCGATGCGTTCAAAACCGGGCGAAATAAGATCTTCCTTTCTGCCAGCC